AAGAAGCAGATCCAAGAAACCATGCGTGAGATCAAGGATTTGTTTACCGTTAGTGGTAACGGACAGTTGTACCAAGAAGCTATGCAGGCGATGGCAGAGGCTCGCAAGCAGAAACAGCTTGAGTTGGCTAGGAAGGCGGCAGCTAAAAAGAAGTTTTGGAAAGAAGTTAAAGAATACGCCGCAATCGCTGGGGTGCTTCTGTTTCTTCTGCCCATGACGCTGGCGCTGTTGCTAGGTTGGTTGACACGATGATGGCCTTTTTGCTGGTTGTGGTGGTAAACGGGGAGCCTATAGAAGATCAGTTTTACTTTCGAGACATCACACGATGTAACACGTTTGCGTATTACGTCAGCACAGGTAAAACCAAGATAAACAACCGCTACCAGATGCAGGAAAACATAACGGCTTACTGCATACCGAAACGGGTTGCGGCGAACACGAAAACTTGGGATTAAGATGGCAGCGAAGCGTTTACAAGAAGGCAGTGAATACGCCGAATACGATGCAGATGGGGATGGGGTTGTCACGGACGAAGAGTTAAACACCAGTAAAGAACTGCAAGAGCTACGACTACAGCATGAACGTGCCGATGCCCAACGGGCTATGTCATGGTTTGCCTTGTGGGGCATGTTGCTATACCCCAGTTTGGTAGTCGCATCAGAGCTTTTCGGACTGAATCAAGCGGCAACGATTCTAGGCGATATGGCTGCGGTCTACTTCGTGTCCGTTGCGGGTATACTGGCTGCGTTCTTTGGCGCTCAAGCATGGTCAAATAGGAAATAAGTATGAGTATTGTTGCATCGTTAGTAGGGCCGGTCACAGGACTGCTGGACAAGTTTATTGAGGACAAGGATCAGAAGAATGCCTTGGCTCACGAAATTGCCACAATGTCTGAGAAGCACTCGCATGAGGCGCTCAAGGGTCAGCTTGAAATCAACAAGATGGAAGCTGCACATAAGTCGTTATTTGTTGCTGGCTGGCGACCTGCTATCGGCTGGATCTGCGCTCTGGGTCTGCTGTACAACACCATTATCGCCAACATAATCAGCATCTGGGTGGCTGTACCAGAGGTAGATACAACGCTTCTTGTGCCCGTTATGATGGGTATGCTTGGGCTAGGCGCTATGCGCTCCTACGAGAAGGTAAATCAGGTAGCTAGAGAGAAGTAATGGGCGATTTAGTTGAGATGGTAAAACGCCATGAGGGCGTCAAGTCTAAGGTGTATTTGTGTACTGCGGGTTTTGAGACTATAGGCGTAGGCCGAAACATCTCAGAGTCCGGCTTGGGCCTGTCTCCCGATGAGATTGACTATCTACTGAACAATGATCTAAAGCGTTGCCACGAAGAATTGCAAGATGCGTACTACTGGTATGGCGGACTAAACCAAGCTAGGCGTGACGCAATGGTCGATATGTGCTTCAATCTAGGCATCACGCGGCTGCGCGGATTTGTTAAAGCTCTGGAAGCTATGTCTCGGGAGCAGTTTGACATCGCCGCTGATGAGTTTATGGATAGCCGTTGGGCTAAACAAGTCGGCAACCGTGCTGTAGAGGTGACTGAAATGATTCGTACAGGCGAATATAGATAATGCCGCTGCGTAAACTGCTATTCCGCCCCGGAGTCAACCGCGAGACTACTCGTTATGCGGCTGAAGAGGGTTGGTTCGACTGCGATAAAATTAGGTTTCGCGGTGGGTTACCAGAAAAAATTGGTGGTTGGCAGATTATATCTCTCACTACGTACCTTGGTGTAGCACGTTCTTTGTTTGGGTGGGTGACGTTAGCAAACGAGAAGTTCTTAGGTGTAGGTACAAACCTAAAGTTCTACGTAGAGTTGGGTGGCGTATATTACGACGTAACTCCAGAGCGAACCCCAGCGGGAGTATCTCTCACCGACCCTTTCCAGACTGTAAATGGGTCTACCACTGTTACCGTTACAGATACTGCTGGCGGCTACATAAACGGAGACTTCGTAACTTTTAGCGGGGCATCTGCCGTTGGTGGACTTACGCTAAATGGAGAGTTTGAGTTAACGTATCTCACCGGAAGCACTTACACTATAGAAGCAGATGCGGCGGCTACATCAGATGCTACTGGTGGCGGTTCTGTAACGGCTAAATACCAGATAAACGTAGGCCCAGAAATCGAAGTGCCCCTATCAGGCTGGGGTGCAGGTGCTTGGGGTCTAGGTACATGGAGCAACGGTGAGCCGCCTGACGATTCTTTGCGGGTATGGAGCCAATCTAACTTCGGTGAAGATTTAATCTTTGGCCCTCGCGGGGGTAGCCTTTATTACTGGGACGCATCCGACCCCAACGCACTAACTACACCTGCGGTAGAGCTTTCTACTAAAAGCGGTGCTTCTAACGTGCCTGTAATACAAAACTTTATACTTGTATCCGACATAAGCCGGTTTGTATTCTGCTTTGGCACTAACACGTTAGGCACGACTACCCTAGACCCCATGCTCATCCGATGGTCAGACCAAGAAAATGCGGTTGACTGGACACCTGCGGCAACTAATCAAGCAGGTGATATACGACTATCTAATGGCTCTAGGATCGTCACTGCAATCCAGTCGCGCCAAGAAATACTGGTTTGGACTGACTCTGCCCTGTACGCGATGCAGTACGTGGGGGGTACCATAGTTTGGGGTACGCAGTTACTTGGCTCTAACCTGTCAATAACATCCTCACGCGCTGTAGCATACTCCGATGGCGTTTCTTACTGGATGGGTAGGGATTCCTTTTACCGCTATGATGGTGGCGTCAGCACGTTGCGCTGCGACTTAAAACGACATGTTTTCAATGACTTCAACTTTGAACAAGCTCAACAGGCTTTTGCTGCAACAAACGAAGGTTTTGGTGAGATTTGGTGGTTCTATTGCTCCGCTAACTCTACGACTGTAGACAAGTATGTAGTTTACAACCACGAACAGGACATCTGGTATTTCGGCACTATGGCCCGCAGCGCATGGCTTGATTCGGGGTTACGTGAATACCCTATGGCCGCAACTTATACAAACAGGCTGGTCAATCACGAACAGGGTGTAGACAGTAATGAGGCCGGTGCTGACGAAGCTATAGATGCCTACATAACGTCCGCTCAGTTTGATATAGACGATGGCGACAGGTTTTCGTTCATACAAAGAGTGCTGCCTGATGTGACTTTTGATGGGTCTACTGCCGAAAGCCCTAATGTCACTATGGAGTTGTTACCCCTACAGTCGTCTGGTTCTGGGTACAACAGCCCGTTGTCAGAGGGAGGAACTAACAGTGCAGCAGTGACTCGTTCAGCTATCGTACCTATTGAGGCGTATACGTCACAGATTAACACCCGCGTACGTGGTAGGCAGTTATCCATAAAAGTACAGTCTGGTGATGTGGGCGTGACTTGGCAGTTAGGTACACCCCGTATAGATATACGTCCTGATGGTAGACGATAATGGCCGCCGACATAGATTTTGTAGCCCCCAGACTACCGACACCCCCGCAGGGGTATGACCAACAGGCGTTCGAGCAGTTTAACAACGTATTGCGTATATACTTTAACCAGTTAGACCAAGCACTGAGAAACGCTATGGCAGTCCAAGAACCGTATGAGTTACAAGTATCTAAAGGCCAAGTTGTGGGGGCTTCTTCTTTGTATAAGTTCGCCCGCAACCCAGACATAAATAGCACAGAAGAAACGATATGGGAGCACGGTGGCAATTACGTATTCCCTACGAGTGCTGCTGTGCGCTATGTAAGTTCTAGTGATGCAAACGATACAAATGGGGGTACGGGTGCAAACAAGGTAAGAGTTTTTGGTTTAGACGCTAACTACGCACTTATCGAAGAAGAGGTAGAGCTTGCTGGACAAACACAAGTAGCGACTTCTTTGTCATATTTGCGTATATACCGAGCCTATGTGACGTTAGCAGGTTCAGGTGGTACTGCGGCGGGCACTGTCTATGTCGCTGATAGTGGAGCGTCTGCGGGTGTGCCTACTGGGAATGTATACGCTAACCTCGGAACGTCAAACCAGACACTTTTGGGGGTATACACAGTACCTGCGGGTAAGACGTTGTATTTAGACGATGTTAACTTCACCGCAGCAATAAGCCAAGCGAATGCGAACGCAACAATAAAATTTAACACACGCGACTTTGGGTCTAACGTGTTTAGAACAATCGTGATAACCGAACTGCAAAGCGGTACATATATCGACAAGTTTGAGTACCCGCAACCTATCTACGAAAAGACCGATATAGAGGTACGTGCAGTAGCAACGAGCAGCAATAACCCGATAACTGTCTCTTGGCAGGGCGTGTTAATAGATAACTAGGTACAGTTATGATAGGTAGTTTTGGTGGTTTTGGTGGTATGGGGTTAGGGGCATTTAGCAACTTTAACCTACCTTCCCAAGAAGAAATACAAGCACGCATGGGAGCCTCTGGTATACAGGGTTATGGCCCTCCTAGACCCCCTGCGTTTACACCCCCTGCACCTGTCGTAGCACCTCCACCTGTCGTAGCACCTACACCTGCACCAGTAATGCCCGTTGGAAGAGCTTATACCTCCATAGGCCCAAACCTTAGATCTGCGTATACACCTACTGCACCTATTGCACCTCCCCCTGTAGGCACCGCTGCAAAACGTGGTGATAAGCGTCCGCTGGGAACTAAGCGACCTGTTGCGACAACACCACCTCCTACACCTGTAGCGCCTAAGCCCACGCCAGTAATAGGTTCGACTGCACCACCTGCGTTAAAATCACGAGCGCCTACACCCGCACCAGTAACACCACCAAACAGATATGTAGGTCAGCCTGTAAGTGTCGGTGAGTTTATACCCGAACCAACACCTGTAACCCCAACACCTAAGCCGAAAGTAGATCCAGTAATAGCTGCCGATGCTCTAAAAAACTTGCGGGCCATGACTAAAAACATGACTCCAGAACAGCTACGTAACATATCAACATATGCACCTGAGTTTGCTAAAGAGCTAAGTGGGCCAACAACACCCAAGAGTGCTATTCAGTCGTACAAAGACACGCTACTAGGTGCCGCTGACAAGAATGTATACAACGTTATAGACGACGTAGATGAAGTGGATGATTTCTACGACATGGCGTTCAGGGGTAGCGTATTAGAACCGCTAGAAACAAGTAAGAAAGCGGTAACAGCTAGAGACACGACGGATGGCAAAGCCAGAGGAAGTCAGTATCTGTCGGGCAAGCGTGGTGATGTGTTCGCGTTTACTCCTGACGAATACATATCTGAGGTAGGTGCTCCCGAATACTTGAAAGGGTTGAAGAGTGGCGTTGGTACAGACAAGGACGTAATTCGATCTGCCTATAGCTCCATCGCAAATACTGGCGGTGCAGATACTGCGGCAGCATTAAGTAACTACTATGGGTTTGACGTTGTACCTAGCGGTGCTGCACCAGATATTAAGAACTTTGGTGGTAACTACGAAGAGCATACAAACGCTTCGCAAGAACAGATCTCCGAGTTTCAGTCACTTATCAAGCCGGTACTTGCCGAAACTATACCCTACCTACAAGCCACTGAAGGGTTAGATTATCAAGACGCATTGCTAGAAGCGTACAAACGCGACCCCATGATCCAGTCTATGTACGCCAAGTACGGTGTGC